GCGATAAGCATCAGCAGGACTGCAGCCAATCGTTGTTTCAGAGCCGCCAGTCAAGTCGATCTGTGTAGAGATGGCGAACATCAGCAGTTCACCTCTTGCGCCATTGTAGTCATCGAATACGTCGGCAAGGAAACCGATATCCCAAGGTGAGCCGTCATCCTGCGAGTCGCCATGCAAGACGGCAGTGTACTGAAGCCCCTTGGCGCGACGAAGATTTGATTCTTCATTGGCGCGCTCGGTGCCTTCCGACGCCGTCATTGCCTGCTCACCTTGAATCTCAAGATAACGAGACGACCTGATTTCAGGATCGAGCGCAGTTCCGGTTACGGATACCGAGGACTTGCTAACCTCTCCAAACGGATCGGCCGCCACGTTCTTCTGAGAGCGAACCACGTACTTCGCATAGCGGGCACTGATATCCAGATCAAGGCTGGCGGTCTTCACGTTGTTGGTGGCGCCGTTCTGGCGATGCAGCAACTGAGTGCGCACTTTCTGGCCGCGCGGCTTGAAAATCACTAGGTCGCCATTGCCGTTGGTGATCAGATAGACCTGCCGCTTACGGGCGAATGACACCAGAAAATCCATGCAGCGCTGTCCGCTCTCGGCAGCCTGTAGATCGTCGGCGCCAAAAGATTCTATGCCGCCCGTGTCATCGATCACCTTGATGCCAGCACCGAGGGCTGCAATGATGCGTTCGGCCATAGCCTTGAGCGTGATCGGGCCTTTCATGGACTTGACTGAATCCGGCACAGAGCTGTCGATCAAGTCAGAAACCTTATCACGGCCGGCAATGTTCAGGCGGTGCCCGTCCATGTCGCCGCTTGCCGTGATCTTGTCCACGAAGCCATTGATAACTGATATTCCGTTGATGACGATCTGTACGCGGTCGCCGATACGTAGCGGGTAGGACTGATCGAACGGGTTGCTGCTGGTAATCGAGAACTGCCCACAATTGCTGTCGAGCGACCGGTTGAAAGTGGCCGACTCCCATAGCGTATAAGGGATCCCGTTGTGTCTGATCTCAAGCATTGCGACCTCGCAGAACAGTCAATTCGCCGGACATCGCAACAGCCGAAACCTGCTGGTTGAGTTGGCGAACTTGCAAGGTGCGCGAATCCAGATCATCAGTGATCGATTCGGCATAGAGCAGGTAAGTCAGCGATGGCGCGGTCAGTGGGCCGGTGCGAATGATTTGCGAAGTCAGCCATGCCGACTGTGCTTTCTGATCCAGCACGGCCAGCGCGCGAATCCTGAGATCATCCATGGCAGCGCGAACTTCGCGGTTGGCCGGAACCGATCCGACGTCCTGCGCGTCAACCCGCATGATCTCGGCGAACGAGTTCTCAAGGTCGGTACGGATCGTTTGTACCTGATCGATAGTCTGGTAATCGCCGTTCGAGGCTTGCTCGTAGGCAGCCACAAGCGCAGCCAGGCGATTGGATTCGACAATGGCTGTACGGCCATCATTGCGGTCTATGCGGTCTTCCGTAGTGGCAGCCCACAGCGAGATATTCGACACCGGCGAAACGGTGGCGCCACCATCAAGGTCGGATTGGATCAGGGCCAAGTTGTTGCCGAAGTTGTTGGCGAAGTTCAGTAGGGCGCCGACCGAATCAAGGATATCCAGGCCTTCGCTGATGATTTGCCACAAGCCTGGCGCATCATCGTCAATGCCGAAGAACTCCAGCGCCAAATTGATTGGGTCGCCGAGTAGGCCGCCAGCATTGCCGACCAGATCGCGAAGGGCGGAGGTCATCTCGCCAAGACTGTCTGCCGTGATGAGATTTGCTACCGCAGAAAACGCTTGGTTAGCTGCCGACGTCACATCAGACAGCATTGCGCCGAAGCCAAGCGAATCACCTGGCGCCTTGAATATGCTGCCGAATGCACCGCCAATAGCTCCACGCGCCGTATCGCCGGCAGCGAATACCATTTCGGGGGCTGGCACCGATTCGAATATGCCGGCAACTGCGCGGCTAGTGGCGAACTCAAGGCTGAATTCGATCTCACCTACAGACGTCTGCGAGGCGGTCTTGCTGTAGGGGAGCGCCCACACAGTAAAGGCGCCAAAGGTTGGCATGACCAGTCTGCCGGGGCCAGCCTCACGCAACGCATTCTCTAACGCCTGCGCACGCTCAAGCCAGTCAAGGCCGTGCACGAACGCCGAGATAGTGAAGCGCGGAGGAATCTCGCCCAAGTCTTCAACGAATCGTTCGTCGCTGTTCGGGAAGTCATGCAGCGCAGTCTTACGGCCACCACTAGGCAAGTCCTCGGTACGCACCGAGAACACAACGCCCTTCCATGATGCCTGCGCAAGTCGCTGCGTGTAGACGTCGGTCATTGTGCGAGCCTCACGTTATTCCCGGTCGGCAGATTAGGCTGGCTGACCTTGGCTTTAGTACCGGGCTCAGCCTTGACCGTGATTGTGCCGCCAACTGTAGTCTGGTCTTTCTTGCCGCCAAGGATTGTATCAAGATCCAGCGCCGACTTGATGTTTGGAGGAGTCAGGCTACCGATGTTTGCGCCCGCTCCGGCCATTACGCCAAGTGGCTTGATCTGGTCCTGCACGCCGATGATTTTTTCAATGATCGACAAATAGGTTTCGAGCAGCTTGAGCGGGATGACCAATGCATACCCAAGCAAATCGAATGCCTTGGCGACAAGTTCAATCGCTTTGCCAGCAAGACCGTTATCGTTGGCGATCTGCTTAAATCTTTCGACGATCCTGCCGATGCTGTCAGCTATTTCTCCAGCCAGAATAGGTACAGGATGACCGGACTCGACCCAGTCATTCCAGCGTGATGCTAGTCCGGCGACAAGGCCTATTGCAATGAGCAGCGGGCCTGACAGCAAGCCGATACCTGCCGCGATAAAACCAAATGCCGAGCCAAGCGCCCAGACAATCGGGACCGCCAGGGTAATCGCAGCAACCGCCAGCGCAACACCTGCCGCAAACTTCACGATACCCGGATGCTCGCGCACGAACTCACGAATACGTGGTGTGATCTCGCGCAGGTATTCGCCAAACCGCTTGATGTCTGGCGCCAGCCCTTCGCCTATGGCCACCATCACGTTTGTGATGGCGTTCTTCATGTTCTGCCACAGCTTGGTCAGCGATTTGAGCTTTGAGGCCATCTCGCGTTCCATACTGCCAATCGCCTTGGCATCTGCGGCCTTCTTCATTGTTGAGTCAAACAGATCCATGTTAGACGCCATCTTGACGGCGAATCTGGCCGCTTCAGCACCAAAAAGTTTGGTTGCAGCCGCTATCCGCTTGGCTTCTGGAAGCTTGGCCAACTTCATGAACAGACCGCGAATGGTATCTACCGGGGCCTTGATCATCTTCTCTGCAAGCTTGGGCGCCTGCATCATCTTGCCGATAACCATCTGCATGCCGGACGCCGCAAGTTCTGGCGAGAACTCAAGCTGATCGGCTACAGCAGCAAGTCCGGCAGCAACCTCCGGCGGAACCTTGAGGGTGTTGAATACGCCAGACAGGCGCTCGATGATGTTGATCATCCGCTCGCCATCAGCAGACGTCGCATCAGCCACGAAGTTTACGCGGTCCATTAACTGTTCAAGCTGGCCGATGCTAAGCGCCATCTTGGCCTTGATCGAACCTAATGCGCGGCCAGCCTCTTGCTCAAGGATTTCAAAGGATACGGCGGCATTGGCGGTGATCTTGACGTAACGATCCAGATCCTTGGTATCAATACCGGTCTTCGAGCCCTCGAACGCCATAATCGCCAGCTTGTCAGTGCTGATTCCGATCTTCTCGGACAGCGACATGAAACGCTCTTCAAACTTCTTGAGTTCGGCAGCCGGCAGATCGGTAGCGCGACCCATGTCGATCATGGCGTTTTCGACGGCGGCGGTTTGCTTGAGGACGGCAGAGATTCCAACGCCTGTGCCGAGGCCGGTTAGGCCGGATGCTGCGGCGCCGAAGCGGGACATTTTGGCGCCGACACCTTTGCCGCCACCAATCTCAGCATGCGCACCACCAGAACCAGGCATGCCAGGAAGTTTGGCTCGGCCCATCTTATCGACTTGCGCATTCAGTTCTCTGGCCTGATTGGTCAGATGCTTGAGCGCATTATTCCCTTCCAGCGCCTTCAACGAACCATTCAGGCGCTCAGACCGATTAGCCATCTTGGTCAGCGTTGCGTTGCTGGCCTTGATGGCATCTTGGTTTTCTTTGAGATAGCGAGTGTGCGCGCGAGTGGCGGCGATGATCTTTTGAATCGGGGCCGTGTACTTATCAATG